ACACGGCGAAGGATTTGAGTGTGAACCTAGAGCTTTTGTTTACACAGTTTATTTAAACGATGTGGAAGAAGGTGGAGAAACAGAATTTCTACATTTTTCAAAAAGGGTAAAACCTAAAAAAGGAAGAATAGTTATTTGGCCAGCTGGTTTTCCATATGTTCATAGAGGAAATCCACCTATATCAAATAAAAAATATATATTAACTTCGTGGATGCTGCTTAGATAATTACGTTTTAATTATATACATTACTGTTAAATAAGGCTGAACTACAGAAGTTGAATCCCCACTAAAAGTTGCACTTAAATTGTGAGCGTGCGATCCGCCTCCTCCCGCGCTTCCAGAAGACCCTCCTCCTGTTCCAAAACTTCCACCTGCAGAACCTGAAAAAGAACCGCTGGGTGATATACTTGGATGAGAGTGTGAAGGTAATTCACCGGTTGTTAAAGTATGATTGGCAGTCGATCCTGCAATATTTCCTGTATTAGCTGTGGCGTTAGCACCACCCGTTGTTGCTAAAGCCTTAGTTCCAGATTTACCTATGATTACATTGTCCTGTAGATCAGGCACGTTAAAAGTGCTTGAGCCATCTCCAGTGCCGTATGTTGTACTTACGATTGCGAATAGCGCAGCATAAGTTGATCTTGAGACTGCTTGTCCATTACACTCTAAGAACCCAGATGGAACTGAGGAAGAAGACCACGGTACAATGGTTGCCGTAGGTATACCCTCTATTCCTGTAATGTTGGCACCGTCGTAATTGTATTTTGTAGCTTCGTAATTTGACATCTTTTTCCTACGTTTTAATTATATATATTAATGTTAAATAAGGTTGAACAACAGATGTTGCATCGCCTGTAAAAGTTGCACTCATATTATGAGAATGTGTATTTCCCGAACCTGCGCTTCCAGATGAGCTAGGAGTTCCACCTGGAAAAGGACCATTATTTAAATTTCCTGGTTGTGACTTACTTCCACCTCCACCTGGGTGAGTGTGAGAAGCCATTTCAGGAGTTGTTAAAGCATGCCCTGCAGTTGAGCCTCCAACGTTTCCACTTGATGTTACATTTTCTGCTCCACCCGTTGTTGCTAAAGCTTTAGTTCCTGATTTACCCATAGTAACATTGTCTTGTAAATCTGGTAGATTAAATGTAGAGGAACCATCTCCTGTGCCATATGTAGTACCCACAATTGCAAACAGTGCAGAGTAAGTTGTTCTTGAGACTGCTGCCCCATTACATTCTAAAAATCCTGAAGGTATTGAAGAGTCTGTCCATGGCACAATAGTTGCTGTAGGAATGCCTTCAATTCCAGTTAAACTGGCCCCTGAAAAATCATATTTTGTTGCTTCATAGTTTGACATATTTTTCCTACGTTTTAATTATATATATTAATGTTAAATAAGGTTGTATTACAGATGTTGAGTCACCAGTAAAAGTTGCGCTCATATTATGAGCGTGTCCCCCACCTCCACCGGCTCCACCTAAATTTCCAGAATTTGCATAGAATCCTGAGTAAGGCATTTCAACATTTGAAGGACTTCCTGGCGATTTTGAAGAAGCAGAGTGACTGTGCGATGCTATTTGTGGTGTGTTCAAAGTAGCATTAGAAGTTGAACCCGCCACATTACCAGTTGCCTGAACAGTGTTTGCTCCACCTGTTGATCCTACGGCCTTCGTGCCTGATTTACCTACAGGTAAATTATCTTGTAAGTCAGGAACATTAAAAGTGCTTGAACCGTCTCCTACACCATAAGTCGTGCCTACTATTGCAAATAAAGCTGCATAAGTTGTTCTTGAAACTGCTGCTCCATTACATTCTAGAAACCCTGAAGGAATGGAAGAATCTGTCCATGGAACGATGGTAGCTGTAGGGATACCTTCAATACCTGAAAGGTTTGATGCATCGAAATCATATTTTGTTGCTTCGTAATTTGACATTCTAATTTTAAATTAGAATTAAGAACTGTATGAAACTGGACGAGCTCCTAATCTAACTATCTTCTCCTCTTCTGTTTCACCCTCGATATTATTGTTATCCCATTCAGTTTGAAGGGTAATTAAATGAGCCGAATCCCATTTATCAATAAAGTCTTGGAAATTTCCTAAGTTAGCATCTGCATAACTACAGTGAGGGGTAGTATCTCTGTGTTCTACCTCGTCATTTGAGTTTGATGTTCCATACTGTATAGCCCAAATATTTGAAAATTTTGACTGACTCCAAAATGCATCGTCATCATTTATTACATAAAATATACCAGCATTGTCACCAGTTTGTTTAACTATAGTTTTATCGTCAAATATAACACTCCAGTCTGCATTAGTTGCCATATTATTTCTCCGTATAAGTCCAACCTGTTGTAGCATCGCCTGAAAATACTAATCCAAAAGCTGCACCTTGTGTGTTTACAACTAAATCAGATGCTGCATTTGCTATATTAGAACCATTTCTTCCAACAGTTAGTGCGTTGGTATTAAAATCATAACCTTGATCTACAAAATGAACTTCATCCCCTGTAGAAGGTGAGGCTGGCAGCGTAATTGTTACTGCTCCACCGTTTGTATTTACTAAAAGTTTTGCTCCAGCTTGAACCGTTTCAGCTGCAGATACGGCTCTCCATTTTCTATATTCATTTGCTTTTACAACATTAGTTCCATCAGAATATAAAGTATAACAATTACCTTCACATAAAAGAACTCCTGTTCCAGATGTAGTTTTAAAAGTTAAAGTATTTCCTGCATGGTCACAACCATCCACAACCGTATAAACTTTTTCTACAGAGTCTGGAATAGTTACGTTTAAATTTCCTGCTAATGTACCTGTTAATTTAATTACTTCATTTTTACCATTTGATAATGCACCATTAGAAAAAGTTAGTGCTCTACTAGCATTAGTCAGGTTAAATGTATCATAACCGCCAATAGCTTGTTCTAAAATTAAAAGGTTAGTATTTGTGATTTGTCCCCAAGTTCCTGAGTTTTCTCCGGTCGCTTGAACTGTAAGTTTTAAACTCGCTGATGTTGAATTTGCCATATTAAATTCCTTATATCGTTTATTTTATAAAAATAAAGAGTTAGTGTCAAACCCTTTATGCAATGACTTCCACCCATCCTGGTGGGTCTATTGGAGCGGAACCAGTATCTACTTCGTTCCAAATAAGAGCATTAACACTGTTTATATTCATAGTCAACCCAAATCCAGTAAAGGTTGCTGTAACATCTGTAAATGCGGTTACAGAAGCAACCCTTGCTAACATTGGATTTTGTGTTACTGGAACTTCTTGGCCTGGAATTGCCACAACACTTCCCAAATTAGCACTTAATCCAAAACCTGTAGGCACAGGTTGAACATCTCCTTGGAACCCTAAGGTACCTAAAGAGCCTATCATAAAATTGCCAGTAACTGCTGCATCAGGTGCAGGATCTACTTGACCTAAAGTTAATTGAGCGACATTTAAAGTATTAAGAGTTAAAGTTGCATCACCCGTTGCACTTAGTGTGCCAACGGCTGCTGTCATCGCTATTCCAGAAACATCTACTTGAACAGAGCTGCCAGGATCTCCCCAATCGTTTATACCCCATTGAAGTCTACCCCAACCTGTTGTGTTGAATGCATCGAGTGTGCCTAAACCCATAGTAGCTGCAATACCCGTAGGCATTGCATCGGGACTAGCATCAACCGTTCCTAAATTAGTTGTAAGTGGAAAACCTGTTGGCGTGACTATTGCTAAACCAGTGGCTGTTACACTTCCAAGACCTGTTGTTAATGTTTGATTATTATTTGTAGACGGACCAGTGTTAGCATCAGCTGAAGTGGTAACACTTCCAAGATTTGCAGTAATAGCATCACCAGGTGCTATGAGAGTACCAGCGATACCCCAAGCCTGTTCACCCCATTCAAGACGACCCCATCCTGTATTAATTTCTGTTGTAGAGGCTACTGTCCCAAGATTTGCAGTAAGGGCATTACCTGCAACTGTAAAAGTTGGGTTAGCTGAATCGTTCCATTGATTTTGACCCCAAGAGCCAGTACCCCAAGTTCCGGATGCCATAGGAGGTTACCTCCTACGATTAACCAGAGATCCTTAGAATCGCTGCTGTTGAAGTTGGATTCGGAAACTGAACTGTAAACGTACCTGAAGTAGCTGTTTTATCTGCTCCAAAATCTAAAACACAAACTGCAGAGTTAGTCGTAGCAGATGATGTGTTGTAAATTAAAGCTCCTCTTGCTGTCAACGTAACGTTTTGAAATGACAAATCAGCAAAGTCTGCTCTTGCAACACCAGCTGTTAAAGAAGTTGGATTGTTAACAAGCGCACCACCACCAGAAGAATAGTTAGCTGATGTAACTTCATTAGTAGTTGTAAATGAAGTTGTTGCTGAGTTAAGAGTAGCTGAAGAAGTATAAAGAGCTAACTTAAATTTGTCACCACCAGAGTTTGAAAAATTAGCATCACCCTCTAATAATAACTTTTTAAAGTTGTTTGCAATTGCTTGTGTTATTGCCATAGTTTTCTCCTTATTGTTTTCCTATTCGAGGAACACCGCTTTGATATTCATCTCGTCTTCGTCTTCCCATTTGTTCTATAGAGAAGCCTTTGACTGCCTCAACGTATTTCTTATCATATAACTGAAGCATGTCAACGGGTCCTTTTAAAAATCCGTAAGCCTCTACTAGGCAAGCATACAATAAGCCGTTGGGAAATTCGGTACTTAGGTATGTAGTAGCTGTTGTACTAGATAATCCAGCTGGTTTCAAGATATAATTTAACTGAATAGTATAAGTTTGATCTGGAGTAGGTGCCACTACTATTCGAGTTTCATCCCAGTTACTGTAATATTTAGGAACCCCTGTTTCCCCTTTTGGATTGTATTCAGACATAAAATTAACATCTCTATATTGTAAAAAATCTCTGTTATCAGCTGAAGACGTGCCATCAGAATCTACAATTTGAGCTGATCTAATAATTAACAGATCCGTAGGCGTATCTATAAATCTAGTTGAGGCTATTAAATTAGCTGTCACATATCTTCTGTTGTTATCTGAATCTACTTCTCTTAAAATTCTAAATTC